TTTTAATTACAATGATATTTGCATCTATAAGTTTATTGCCTGCTTATGTAATGACGGGAATGCTAATTAATCAACAACGACTAGAAGTGAACCGTTAGTCGGCCTCCTCTGGGGTATTTCCTGCTGCTACCCACTCTAAATAAAGTTGATAGTCTGTGTTTTTTGGATCTTTTGGTATTTGAGCACCATCTGATTTTCTAATAATTCTATTTATATCCTTTCCTGCAAATTCTGCAGGTCCATCAGAAGCATGTTTTCCTGTTAATTTATAAGTCATAATTAAAGCTCCGCATTAAAGACTACTTTTGTAAAATAAACACCAGTGGAATCATAAGCAGAACTTGCATAAGCCATAAATTTTGTTGTTGTCTCTGAAATGTGGGTCCAACTACCTGAATGAACAGTCATAGTTTCTGTTGGTACTACTCTCATTTCTACAGGATGAGGAATATCACACATCTTATAACCACTTGAATATTGAAAACCATAATATTTTTGTTCATTCTCCCAGTAATAACGTTGGCAGCGAGCTAATTCATCACCATACGATCTATGTTCAAAGTCAGTGGCAACGTCTCCTACTTCTAACTGAACACCTGTTATCTCCCAAGTCGCATTATTTGTCGTCCACCAAGTAGAAGTTTGATCTGCTGTTTGTGTAGAACCAGACCAATTAGCCCAGGCGTTTTCGGTAACACTTCCTGTTGAGCCAGTTCCTATAAATTGGAATAAAGTTAAAACTAAACCTTTATCCGTATCATTATCAAATTGTAAATCAGCATGTCCAGGTATCGTTTTTGTAACCTTCGTCCAAGTATCAGCACTTAAGCTACCAGTCGCAAAAGGATAAGATTTTTCTGTCCCATCTTCTGTTTTTAGATACCCTTTAAAATCTTGTGCTACGCTTGATTTAATCCAAAAGGATAAAGTTATATAGCTAGAAGTAGAGGTGTAATTCCAACCACTATTTGCTATATCTTGAGCTTCAAAACCATAAGTTGTATAACTATTATCACTAGTTCCCGCACCACTTGTTTGATTACCGTTTGTAATATGTAATGAGTTTCTAAAACCTTTTTCCCAAGGACCAGTATCACTAGAAGTTAAAGCATGTTGTGCTTGTGTTAATGCTTCATCCTGTCCTGAAAAAGCGTTTTCCCATCTATCGAGTGTAGACATTCCAGAAGTAGTTGATGAAGTACCTCTTTGAGCAACCTGCATCGCTCCATTAATTATCAAATTTCTGTTGCTTAGATTATTAGTAATCTTGGCGGTTGCTGTTCCATCACTAGCCAATGTAATGGCATCAGAACTAGCCGATGTGTTTCTTATTGCGTTGACTTTTAATGTGCTCATGGTTTCGGATTGTCAGATTTAACTTTTTCGCAAGCTGCGTAGTAGGCGGTTAATTTAGATGAATCACCTTTAGAGTTCCAGTACATCGCATCAGCAAAGTCTGTTAATGGTGGATATGTATCACGTCTTGGTTTTTGATAAGATTCTAAACTTGTTAATCTATTTATTTCTGCGGTAATTTGATCTTCTGTAGGTTGTGTCTCACCATTAAGACGTACCCAAGTGACCACTCCTGCACCTGTAACAGCTACTTCTGCTTTAGGAACTAGAGAGGTAATTGCTTGTATTTTACTTATAGTCATCCTGCTATCTCCCATGCTGTAGCGATTGCATTTCTTTCAGTTCCATCCATTTGAGCAGTACCTCCAGCACCAGCAGCCATTGTTAATTTATAGGTTAAAACACCAGTTGTAGCGGGTTCATCATATTGAAGTTGAAAGAAAGGCCACATAAGTTGTATACCTGAACCTCCAGCTATATAAGCTTGATTAGTGCCGTGAGTATCAGTTAAGTTTTCTAAGATTGTAAAAGAACCGCTATCTATTTTTCTTTGTATTAAAAGACAGGCAGCGGTATCTGTACCACCATTATGGATATACAAATCACATGACCAAGTTGTAATTATTTTGCTACTTGTTGAAGTAGGTGTGATAGTAATCGAAAGTCCTGAGTCAACTTGAGTGGTAGAAGTAGTGCTTTGTAAACTCGGTCCTGCAACCTTATTGTGTACTACTTGAAGAATTTTACCTCCACCAGCGAAGCTTAAATTTTTTGAACCGTCAGTTTTTAAATATTGACCTGCACTACCATCGGCTACAGGGAGAACAAAAGGAACGTCTGCATTGCCTGTCGTAGCTGCTGGAGCTTTTAAAGAAACACTCCCGGCTCCGCCTCCTGTTGGTTTTAATTTAATTTCACTCATGGTTTTGGAAATTTATCTTTGACAGGTTGAACAATGTCTGTCTTCCATTTTGCTACGCCGTGATGATAAATATAGTCTAATTGTGATTTCCAATCCGGGAACTCGGCTTCTCTATCTCTTTGATACTCATTAGCATCATATTCTGTTTTGTATTCGCTCCAAGCTTTATCTAATTCGGCTTGCGTTGGTTGAGCTTCTGAACTCCTCCATTCATCTATACCACTACCATCAGCTTTTACTGTGTATTCGTTGTTATTCTTTCCTAGTCTTGCAATTGCGATATGTACGTCCATAATTAAGCCTCCTTCATAATTTCAACACTGGTAAAGATGTAATATTGACCACCCATACCTTTTCCAAACCCATTATTATCACGACTCACACCGCCTTGGTGTCGTATCTCATAGGCTGTATCGCCTGATGGACTTACCCTTGCTTTCCCAATACTACGGGTCTCTGCATAATCCCCACCAGAATCAGAATATGCCTGAGTTCCACGTGATTCAACTGTTGAATTAGTTGCATCGTATAACTCTGATACATGTTGATTTGTTCTATAAGCTGGTGCTGACCATCTAATAATATAAGAACCCGCACCTAAAGTGAATTGGTTAGAAGATAAACTGACAATATTTGACGGATCTGATTCTCCGTTTAACACTCTTGTACGCATAGCACCATTGGTAAAAGTACCTCCTTCTGTACCACCACTTTGTAGTTCAAAAACATGCGCCCATGCAGAAAATAAACCGCCTCCTGCATCTTCCCAGGCTGGAGCCGAGCTTGCACCTGTACTAGTTAAAACCTGTCCGTCTGTTCCGTAGTTGGCGCCTGCTATCCCTAACTGCCCCGCACTTGCAACCCTTAATCTTTCTGTTCCTGCTGTACTTAAAACTAATTGATCGGCACTACCTGACAACCCCGTATTACTGTCCTGCTGTTTATAGGCAGGATTAGCAGCCGAGCCGTCAACATTAGTTATTCCTGTTGTTCCGTCAATGGTTATTCCCATGATTAGATCTTAGCGATTAATACGTCTAAATAACAAGTGCTTCATACTATGACCCACCGACTACCAGAAGGGATTGTTACGCTCTGACCGCTTGCAATTGCTATTGGACCTGCACTTAATGAGTTAGTGCTTGCAGGGATCGAATATGACCCCGTGACCGTTTGACCGTAATTAAGAAAGATTGCATCTGACCCGGTGCCAGTTGCACCGCCGCCGCCACCTACAGCCGAAAAGGCAGAACCGTCGTAAATCTCTGCTGATCCTGTTGTGCTATTCCAGCGAAATTGGCCTGTGCTTGGACTTCCAGGGCGTTGGGCAGTGGTCCCAACTGGGATCTTAAGAGCGCTTGTGTAGTTATGAGTAATCGCCCCGGTAAATGTGCCCCCTGATTTAGGCATATGACCCAAGTCAGCCGCCGTAATATCTCCTAAAGATATATATGCATTATTTGCGCCGTTCCTAATTTTCCAAAGGCCAGAAGCAGTATCTATATGTTGTTGATAGGCAGTATTTATAGATGGATCACCTGAGCCGCTATTGGTTGAATTTATAGCCGCTGTAATTTGATTTAATTTTGTACGAACGGCGGCGCCTGTCCCGTTGTCTATGACATACCCAGCGCCTCCAGTGCTATCAACCCTTGCCATATGTCGCCGTATTAAATATTGGTTCTATTCTATACCCCTAAACCATAACCGACACTTTGCCAAGTGAAATTTTTGTCAATGGCTGATCCACTGGAATTTTTAATCGTAAACGTAAAACCTGAGGAAGTAACAGTTGGCCCGTCTATGTAATCGCCGCTAGAAAGATTATTTACTTGCAATCCAACAGAAGGAAGATAAGCATTAGCCCCACCTAATCCACTAGTTCCAACAAAGAACGGCTTGGAAAAATTGATTGTCTTTGAACCTGCCCCACTAGCAACAGCAGCAACACTTTGTTCTTGTCTTCTTTGTAGGGTTGCAGAATAACCAAGTTCTTTTACTTGAATATTTTCGTCTGTATCTGTACTTGTTAAAACTGTTTTAAAGTCAAATCCCCTAGCCTTATGAGTTCCATTTGCGAACTCTTGCCATGAACTCCAACTGGCCCCACCGCTTGCAGGATCATTATTAGTAGTTCTTACATATAGTTTTGCATCCACGTTATTTGTTGCGCCGTCCCAATCTCCCCATGTGTCAACTAATGCGGCCCTTGCGTCAATTTCATCATCAGGCAAGAAGCCAACAACTTTAAAATGCCTCTTTAAATCAAGAGAATAAACAGCGCCTAAATCTAATTTACTTGCAAAATTATATGTTCCCGAAGCGTCAACATCACCCCAGCCAACGTCATCGAAATCAGTAATTGCATCAACAGAAGCAACACCATCAAAGCCCAACATCTCAAGAATTAAAGCGCTATATCCTGAGTCGTAAGTAACGTCAGTTTTGGTACCTGAAAAAGGCGTTGGACTTAGTTGATCTTCCCTTTGCGTAATAACAGCTAAAGCCCCAAGAGTATCAGGTAAATCAACTATTACTGATGTTGCATTAGTGCTTTCTCTTTGCCCATCATCAAAGAACTTAACCAACATTTCGCCTTCTACTAGAGGAACAATTGCTTCAGTTTGACTTCCTGATTTAGAAGCGATTAGAGATGTTGCATTACTCCAAGTTGCAGCGCCCGTTGTATCTGAGGAATGCTTAAACTTCACACCTCCTCCGTTGATTACATCCAACTCGGTTGATCTATCCCATCTCAATCTTCCAGAGTTTGAACTAATTGCTTCAAAGGTCAAATTCGCAACATCAGCAGGAGGTGCCGTTTTACCAACAGCCGCAAAACTTATATCAGAAGAAGTTGCAGAAGGTTTTAATGCTGCATTAATTGAATAAACAGAAATGTCATATGTTCCCGCCGTTGTATCTAAAATTTGATATTCGAGGCTTGTTATTTGTTCTTGCTCATAGTTTCCATTCCCTTTTTTCCATCTAACTAAATATTGATTAACACCTTTAACAGGTTTCCAGTTAACAGTAATTTTTACTTTTGCGGCTCCGTTCTCTTCGTAGATTTGTTCTGTTGCTGTAACGCTAGAAGGCGGATCAGGTATTTCATTTAAAACAGAAACCGTTCTAGTTGTTAAGGTCGAACCATCTTCTATATAGGCATATTTCGACGAGTTATAAGAAAGAGCCGAAATTGTATAAATTCCTTTTTCTTCTTCCGCAATGCTTATTATTCGCCACTGTGTAGTTTCTGTTGTGTCGTTAGCAAGAACCCAAACGGAATTAACATTTGGAATTGCAGAAAATGCAGAACTAACAGTGACAACAGAACCAACAATTGAACTAATTGATTTTGTTTCTAATGATCCATCCGGGAGGATGACAGATAAAGTTGCATTATTGGTAGCGTCTAAATCTGTTTGATCTGCATTATCAACTGTAATTTGTGTTGTGGTAGCTGCTGAAATCCTGCCTCCTCTTCTTAATCCACTTCTTACAGGATCAGCGACATTAATTACATCTCCACAAGCAATACAAACGGCGCTTTCTAATGTCGTTCTAAAACTAATAATTTCTGACTCATGGAAAAGTGTATAAAGCGCCCACTTACCTAAACGATTAGCTTGACCTCTTGATGTGCAACCATAGGCAGTAATATTTTTAGTAATAATTCCCCATTTAGCCTGCATTGCAGTATCAGAAACCTCTTCCCAATCTTTCGTTTTAGTTTCATTATCAAAGTAGGAAACATTTATTTGAGTTGCTCTTGTTTTTGCTGATGCTCCAGAATAAGTAAATCCGCCTTCTACAGTATTAGCTAAGGTGAATAAATATGATGCGTCTTTAGGTGAATCTTGTGAAATAGTAAGTGCGCCTGTAGACCAATAAGGCATACAACGCATACTTCCGCATATATCACTAATTAACTTATATGCAGATGTTTGATTTTGAATAGCACCATTAAAGGCAAATCTTGCATGTGTTCCCCCCTCCCCATCATTAATCAATTCGTTGTTATAAACAGAAACAGAATAGAAGGTATATTTATCTAATTGTGACTCTGCTATATGTTGACCGAATCCATACCTTTCATTAATTAAAAGATCGTAAAGTATCCATGAAGGACACGTTGTTGCGACTTTTGTTGCAGAGAAACTTCCGTTCCAGCTACCACTAAAACTTAAACTTCCATCTGATCTAACTGTGGCATTGCTTGGGACTTTAACTTTAATCCCTCTAAGCCGATACATCCTCGCAGGCGTTTGCGGAAAATTCTGAGCATCAAAACGCAATGCCGCATGAGCCGTATTTGCATAGGCTCTTTGTTGATCGATTATTTCGGTATAAGCCGACCAATGAAATTCATTATGTAATTTTGAATCTGTACTATCAGCGGTATTCCTAATAACTCGAATATCAACAGGAAACGCCCCACTTAAAGTAACTTTGTAATCCCTTGAATAAGCGTTATTAGTTCTACCTCTTACCGTGTCTGTAATTACATTTGTATAACCTCCGCCGTTATATTGAACAGCAATAGATAATGAAACTTCTGATCCATCTATATTGCCTTCGTCTGTATAAAATTCCATCCGAGGAAAAATAACTGTAACCCTTGCAGATGTAACAGAAGTATTAGTAATTGACCTTGTTACTGGTGATCCATTTTCTACCTTTACAGAAACACTATTTTCAGTTTCTATTTCTGAAATGCCGGGAATATATGTTTGTCCTGATGTCCCTGAACGAAAATTAAAATTAATACCTTGAAAGTTATAATCTGTTGCCGTAGCACTTGCAGGATTAGCAGAACTATTTAGAACCTGAGTATTGTTTAAATAAACATCTTTTAACGCTGCTGTGTTGTAGTTAGATGTTCCTACCGTAAAGCCAGCATCTATCGCACTAGGAAAACCCAGTTCACCTTCTCCCAAAGCTTCTACATAGGTTGCATATTGATTACTAGCTAAGGCGTCATTGGGTAGAGGAGGTAACCCCCAAAAAGCCCTAAATTCTTCTCTTGATCCACCGCTTGCCCATGCCATAATTAACCTTCCCCTTGAACCGTATCAATACCGTTACTAATAACTATTGATCCCACATAAACGTCATATCCATATATCAAAGGCAATGGAACCCCTGACCTTGAAACATTGCTAATTCCTGAGAACTGATAATTACTATTCGGATCATGCGATTCAATGTCTCCAGGTTGAGGCTCGGTTGGGGCTAGCATTTGCATTACACCGCCAAGAGCCAAAGAAACACCAATTCCGGCAACAATTGTTCCCACTCCAATAGAACCAGCACCTATTCCAAAAGTACCAATTGCAGCACCACCAAAACCACCCGTTGCAACGACTAGGCCAACAATTGCTATCCCTGCAACGATCTTTCCCAAACTACCTTTAGCGCCAACCATTACAGGAACAATTTTTATTTCTTCTGTTTCACCAATTGGATCATGTAATTCATCAATATCTAAATTTCGATCCGCAACCATAATTTTGTAATGTTGTTGAGCCATATGTGCTTTTACTTCCGGCCAGTTTGCTTTTAAAAAACTCATCACATCAGCAAAACTTCTAACATCAGCTTCAAAGGTGCCGTTATCCCATTTCAGGAATTTTTTTAACCGTCCGTAGACTTTAATTCTTTTGAGCATGTCGATA